AACCAAGCTCTTGCAGGTACACGAGCTTTTGCGTGATTAAATCAACTATTGGCGATTCAACTTCTGTAGGGGCTTGGCTAGGTTCTCTAGAAAAGTCTCAGCAGGACGCATTTAAACACTACGCAAAAAATTCCACGAGTGACATCGAGGCTTATCTATACGCTCGTTTTTTAAAACCAAGTTATACCGGTTCCATATCCGATTTAACAGCGTGGATTCAAGAAAAGTACCCCAAAGAAGATCTACGGAAGGTTTTGCTTATTGAGATTGATTCATTAAAAACTGACTTGCATAACGTAAGGCAAATGACCCTTACCGGCATGTTGGATCATGCAACTGCCGCCACGAAGATTGCTGTATTACAAAAGGAAATTCGTTCGCACATCCAAGTCGTGCGGCAAATTACAGATGGATTAGATCGGCGCGGTCTTTTACTTGCCGGAGCCGACCGCTGTATGCGTGAGCTTATGAATAGTTTTGAGGACGCACCGACAATATACGCGTTACTTGAAGATGCCTCTATGGTTATTTGGTCTACTATCGAGAAAGAGGAAAAGACTTAAGTTTGCGAAGGTAGGTCAAAGCCTACCTTCTGACCCGTTCTGGCTTTGTGGAGCAAACGAAATCTGAAAATCGTCTACCCAACGGGCTCCATTAAGGATAGCACGTTAAGCACAGGTGTTCTAAATATACCCATAAAGTAATCATTAACACCTAGTGACATAACTAAATCATCCTCGTCTTCTACAAAGCACCCAAACGGGAGAATGCAGGCAGGTTGATTCGAGATATCGTTCCCTACCGGATCGGTCCAAGTAACTAAGTCGTCGTTTGTTGAACCGATAAATAAAGGTTCCGTCGTCATTCTGACGATACGCGTGAGATCTTTGTCTAACGTGTAAGCACCAAGAGCGTATAGGAGGTATGGGCGACGATCCAGCTCGTGGCACATAAACTTCCAGTGATAGAAGACCAACCACTCGTCGTCAATTAAGACAGGCGCGGTTGAGTTGAACGTCGGGTGTTCGCCCGTCACTCTCTTGAGACATGTGGAATCAATAAACTTATCCGGCTCGTTTGGAGTTTTTATGACGAGTGGTTGGGTCGAGTACAAAAGTCGAAGGCTTTTGTTATCAGAGAAGAAACACCAATTTTTTTCTGCCTTACCTTCTTCTAAGTTTGAACCTACAGGAGGATAGAACTTATCTACCAGATTGCCGAATTCGTTAACAACACCTGTACATACTTTGGGCTTATTCAGCATCTTATGTTTTGTTGTGTCCCACTTTGTTGCGTATGTACTGGTCACAAACTGACAAAGCAGGTTGTCATCAGGAGAAACAAATATGCGTGGGTCTTCGTAACTCAGTCGATGGGGTTTGTCGATTAACTTACGAGGAGCGATAATTGTGTCGTCAGTAAGCAGCTGACCAATCCAGATATCAGTAGGAGTGTTGTTGTAATAAAAATACTTCATATCGTGCCTAAACACAAAGTGTTTTGGTTGGGATCTCCACGCGATCAACGTCGCTCCTTTGTGTTGAAGGACGCATGGACTGAAGTTAGCGAAACTATCACTAGGAAGACCAGAGATTATTTTTGTGAACGTTCCGCCTATGTCGTAAGCCTGGTCAAAGACTGAGGGGTAACCAGATTTACTCGGCGCAAAAGCTCGCTTTGTTGTGCTGTTGTAGTAAGTGCGGTAACGATGAAATTGTGTCACTTGTTGAGCTCCTCCATGGCTTTGTTAAAAGCTTCAGCGATCCGATCCCAACGATATGCTGGGTTTTGAGTGACCTTGAAGCACGCTTCAGCTGTAGCTTTGTAAAACTCTTTATCCGTGTACAGCTTTGTTAGTTTTGCGGCAGCGTCTTGTGTGCTAACGATGCCTCGCTCGACGCCTAAGTCTTTGTCGTAGATCCACGCTGCGACGTCTGCCAGTAGGGCGCTGTCTTTCCATATATCGGCAAACGACGTGTGGTTTGGCAGAACAAGCGGCTTTCGACACGAAGCTTGTTCAAACGGAACTAGGCCCCAGCCTTCTCCGTTTGCGGTGTTAATACCTACATCACATGCGTTATATATCAGATTGAGTAGTTCATCCGGCGGCGCGTTCATGTAATCAATATTGGCTGTAGTCATAACCAAACGTCCGTCAGCTGGTACGCTTCTCCGTTGCATTTCCGTTTCAAATATTGCTCGTACATCCCAACCAAGGTCTTTTTCGCTCATGTGCAGATACAGAAGAGTATCTGGTTTATCAACAGCAAACTCTGCAAAAGCTTTGATTGTTAGATCAATTTGCTTACGCGGTTGGTTCCGGTTTGCGTTGAGAACTATAAATTTATCTTCTGGCAGTCTCAAAGCTTTGCGAGCTTCGTTTTGAGAAATCGGATAAAATTTTCCGGCATCCAGCCCGTGGGGAACCACTCCAAGCAAGCGGGGTTGAACACCTTGAGCCATTAAACGGTGTGCTTGCTCCACCGTAAACGTGATTGCAAAATCCCAGTCTTGAATGTAGCCAAGCATCGAACTTACATAGTAGTTCGAGTCAATAGGGAAGTAAGCAATAAATTTAAACCTTAGAGAGTCTTTTAGGAGGTGTATGCGTTCCCAGACCTGGTTAACGACCCAGATATCGTTTAGACAGATAATAAAGTCTGGCTTTTCTTTTTCGACAACTTGAGGAAGTCGACCAATGCCGAATCGATCTGACGGGTTTGTAGCGCTAGCCGGATAAACTCGAAAAGGAAGGTCGTGCGGATCACCATTATAGTTAATTCCAAACGCTACAATCTCATGAGACTCTGCTAAGTGCTGTAGGATACTGTGTGTTACTCGGGCAAACCCCGTGTTTGAGAGGGTGTCGCCGTACCAAAGAATTTTCGCCATTTGGCAGTAGAATCTTGCCTATCAGTATACAGACACTTTCTTAATCGATATGCCTAGCAGAGAGACATTTGCTTACCGTCGCGCACTTAAACTCCGTGCAGCAAAAGCCGTGGATTCCGAGACGGGATCCATCGATAATATCTTTCTGCGTGCCTCAGATGATTTCCATACGTTCTGTACAATCATGGATAAGGCTCCAGCAGCCCATATGCTGGAGTGGCATAAACACCTTATAACAGGTGAGAGTAATAGATATCTATTAGATATAGCAGGACCTAACCTAGATATTTTGGCGCCTCGGGGTTCTGCCAAGTCTACAGTGCTTAATATGTTTACTGCATGGATCATAGGTCGTCATACTACTGCAGGATTGCCGTTGCAGATTATCTATTGTTCTTACAACATCGCCACGGCTATACCTAAGAGTCGGATCATCAAGCAGATTATCGACTCATCTACGTATAAAAAGATTTTTCCAAAGGTCCAGCTTCGGTCCGGTATGCAGTCTGATATTGGCTGGAGTATCGATTTTGATTACGCAGGCATCAGCCGTGTGGGCGATGAAGAATTTACCTTGCGTGCTGCGGGGCTTAGAGGTTCTATTACGTCTAAACGTGCTCACCTTGTTATTGTAGACGACCCTATTAAATCTAGTACTGACATTAAAAACCCTACTATTAGGGAAGAGATGAATAATAACTGGAGCTCCGTGATTGCACCGATTATTTTTGAAGGCGGTCGAGCTATTTGTCTGGGGACTCGATTCCATCCGTTAGATATTCATAAAACGATGTTTGTGCCTGATAAAGGCTGGAAGCAAGTTCAGCAAGAAGCCTTGACTTATGACGATGACGGTGAGGCTGTTAGTTACTGGCCTGAGCAGTGGAGTGTTGATTATTTATTAGGTCAGAAGGAACTCGATCCCGTAGCTTTTGCTTTCCAGTACCAGCAACAGCCTGTGATGACTTCTGACTTGGTGTTATCGCCAGATTTACTTATTAAAGGCGATGTCGTCACGGAGTTCGATAGTCTCGCTGTTGGAATTGATTTGTCGGCAAGCAAGAACGAAACCTCTGACTACACAGCATTTGTCCTGGGAGGTCGGTTAAAAGACAAGTACTATATTATTGACGCACATCAGGTGCGCTCTATAGGTAACCTTGAGAAAATAGATTTACTGTGCAAAATGCTTGTGGAGTGGGGGATACTTCAAGAAGATAATGATGGTAAATATTATCCGACATACTCGACTTGCTCTCTAGTCGTTGAGTCTGTCGCTTATCAAGCTTCTCTTGCCGCAGACCTTAGACGAGTCATGCTGAACGAGTGGGGACTAGGTAATCTACATATTCACGAAGTTAAAGGATTTAGAGGAGATAAGATAGCTAGATTTAGAGGAACTCTAGGTCTTCTAGAAAACAAGAAGGTGACGTTTAACAGATATCGTAAGTTTGATGTGTTGTTCGACCAGCTGATTAATATTGGTGCAACTTCTCACGACGATCTACTAGATGCTTACACGCACTTGGTTTGCTTTCTGCAGCGTCGAGGCAACTTCGAGATGGAGTACTGATGGAAGACCATAAATTTCTTGTTCTGATAACGGCGCATAACCCCCTTGCGCGATTTGACGCGTTACTTAAAACGCTGCGTGGCTACGAAGAAATTCCTGGTCAAATTGATGTGTTTATTTATATAGACTATGAACACAGAGAAGATGAAAGTATTTTACGTGAATTAGTAAATTCTAATGTCTCGTTTAACTCTTTAAGTATTGTCGTAGCTTCTGAAACCTGGCAGGGGTTTTCCCTCACCTGGGCTCATAAAGGCTTACTGCGAGAAGCCGTTTTAAACAATTATTACGACTTTTATGTTTATACAGAGAACGATATGTGCTTCACTAGCGAAAACTTTATTTACTGGTTCCTATATAAAGACAGGTTAAAGAAGTTAAATCTTGAGCCTGGTTTCTGTCGGTACGAGACTTATAAGTCCAAGCTCGTGCCTTTTGATAATCACAAAGTATGGCAGCTCAACAGGGCCACGAGCGACGTGTGGGGCGACAGACCTTATCAAGTTGAGACTTATTTGACTCCACTGGACGATTGGTTTATTGGGTTCGCGTCCTTAGGCAACCCCTACATGGGGATGATGATCCTGGATCAAGAGATGGCTGAGAGGTATGTACATTCTCAAAGTTTCGATCCTGTACGAAGTTTTGAGCTAATCCAGTTTCGTTGCTGGCCGCTGGCTGACAGGAGTTCTATGGGGCTCGCGTTTGAAAACTTGCGGTTAGGGCAAGAGCACCGTCGAGTCGTTCCAATCGTTAAGGTGGGCGATAAAGTTCAGATAGCTCCTTTTGGGCTTATCGAGCATTGTGACACTAAGTACAGTTCGGAATTAGAAGATAAACTGGGACACACTCTCGATATTTCGGAGATGTTTGGGTATGCCTGAGCCTGAGTACATTCAACTGTCTTTCTCTGAGTTAGGTCTGCCTGCTCAGCAGGAGCTACATGACGCCGTTGAGCACCCGAAGCACTATACGCAGGGAGCTGTGGAAACCATTGATTATATGGAGTCGTGTTTAACGGCAGAAGAGTTCTGCGGAGCTTGCAAAATGAACGTATTAAAGTACGTCTCTAGAGAGAAACATAAGAATGGATTGGAAGATCTTAAAAAAGCTAGGTGGTACTTAAACCGACTTATTTCGTATTTGGAGAAGACTGGCGAAGGGCGTTAAGATAGACGAAACAGTCTCTCTATATGGATATTCGCGCCTTTGGCTCTGTGTATGGGCAGACTTCTATGCTGCCTTATGCGAGTGGCTTCGGCTGGGCTCCTGCTCAAGGTCGTAAAAATTTTGCCACTTGTCGGGCCATCTTTATTGAAGCTAAATCTACAAATAGTAAGGATTATTTGACCGTTGAGTTGTCTGATGCCCCAGGTCAGGAGGCCACGGCTGTTAACTTAGATGGCAATGACCTTATACCTATTGCTTGCACTGCTTTAATTAGCGGTAGTGTTAACGGTGTGTTTGTGCTTTACTAATGGATCCGTACACTCGCGCTGCTTTTGGTTTTGCTAAAGCATACCAAATGAATATGCGTGCTGCTGATGAACAGCGGCAGGCTAACCAACCCTCTAGCGATGCTTTTGCAGAAGGGCTTGCTGATGAGGAGCGGGACTACACTTACTCACCCAACCCTCAAGCACCCGCTCCTCCAAGTGAGCAATACACAGGGATGG